CTCTATGGATGAGTGCGCGGATGCTTAATTTTATTCCCCTGAAAACCACGGCCCAATTTTCTAGGTGGGCGGCTGACAATCGTGACAAGTATAAAATCAGTCAGCGAAAACTCCTGAAGCTGGCTGGGCTGTCACATGCCACGCTGACGAATGTCAGCGAAAACTCTGACATGCGTTTGTCCACCGCCGCGCAGATCGCGAGGGTGTTCGGGTATCAACTCGCATTGATCGAGATACCGCTTGAGCAAAAAAAAGACCCCGCCGATGAGGGCGGGGCTGAGTCTGTCAGCAGTGACGGTGCGTCAACGGGGGGCTAGGTTGTCGGCTATCATGTCGAGCAGTCTTGAACCTGAGTGTGCGACGAATAGCTTGCCTCGCACATTTACTGCTTTCCATCGCGTTCGATCTTTCGGCATCCTTTCGATATAGGCTTCGACTGCACCGTGTCTGAGGACAACGAGCGCATCGCGCCCGTCTCCCCGCACTTCAAGCCCAAGGGCTTCCATTACGTCAAGCCTCATGATCGACGCCCCCGTAGGTCTTGAGCATGTCAGCAAACCATGCTTCAGGTTCATTGACGAGGCGGTCTTCGACGTGAGGGGCCGCGATGCAGAGCATATCGTCGGAGCCAATGACACGCGACAAGACGGGCCGCATGTTGGCGCGTGACCACATGTGATCGCGATAGGGCCATGACAGGCCCCATGAGTCAGGCTTTGAGGGGTTGTTCTCGTGTGCTATCGTTGCGTAAATCAGGCCGCGAGAAAAGGCAGGGGAGCAGAGGGCATGAGCGGCGCGAGCGAGATCAAGCGGCGCGGTGTCGAGCGTCATCCATACGTGATAGGTGTCGTTGCGTCCCGCTTGCTGATCGTAAGGATAGGATGACCCACCTACCCAGAGGGTAACAGGGCGAACCGCTGACAGGGCGCGGACCAGTGCGAGGATTAACGCGCCGCGCTTTTCGAGCGTTGCGCTTTTGATACCCGCGCTCGACACTAGATCGACGCACACCGCGAGCGGTGCACTTTCCGTTACGACACGTGTGCGGCGACGCATGTTAAGCGGATGGCCTGACAGGAAAGCGGGAACATTTGTCGAGCCGCCGATCACATCGCGGACCGATTCAAACGCGCCGCGCATAGGGGCGAGGTCTTCGAACTTAGTTAACCAAGCGTCACTTGGTGCAACACGTTTGAGATCGCCTGAGCGCGTGAACTTGATAGCGTCTTCATAAGACTGGCGGCCTGTCCAATCGTTTGACGATTTGCATTCGGTGCGATTGTGATGATTTGCGGGGACACTGTCGGCGCGATAGGCGAATGACGGTAGGTCACCTGTCAGGAAAACATCGCGGCCTTTCATGGGGCAGTTTTCGATGGTGTTCAATTCAGTGCGTAACATGGATTTAATCCTTTCGGTTGACGGTGCGTTAATTATGCGCGGCCTTCGACGATCTTGCGCTGATCGTCGGTCAGGTTGGCGAGGTAGGTCATGCTTGCCGCTTCGTCATGCGTGAAGCCCCCCGCGATCAGAGCCGCGCCAGTGACCGATGCGCGGGGCGTGATCAGCACCTTAAGACCCGCCGCAGATGCGCGGACACGTGCGGCCTGAACGCGTTTTGCAAAATCGACATTGCCGCAGATGTTTTGTTCTAACGCTACGTCATAGCCCCAAGACAAGCGAACACCAAAGCGATCAAGAAAAGCGGCGTCGATTTTTGTGCGGCCTACATAATCGCTTGTAGCACCAAGGCCCCACGTGTTGCCAGTGCTGACGATACGGCAATCAGGGTGACGCTTGATCAAGCGATCAGGAAAAGCGGCAATGCCGTTGGATAACGCACCGTTAAGCGCAAGCACCGCCGCATTATCTGAACCGTCCACTTCGTCGAACAGGTAGACACCGCCGTGTTCGAACGCATCGCGGAAGGGTGTTCTGCGATAGACACCGTTCGCGTCTTCGTATCCAAGCAGTTGAAACGCATCACGCAAAGCACCGTTATAGTAGAAGGGTTGACCCGCCGCATCCGCGAATGCCTTAACGGAATGCGTTTTGCCAGAACCCGCAGGGCCCGCAATCCATACATTCGGCGTGAACCCGTCAGCGGCGCGGCATGACAGGGCGCGGCAAAGTGTCGAGAACATGGGGTGGTGATGACCAGAGGTTTCCCCTACGACAACACCGTTTGATGTCATCTCGATTTTTGTCGAAGACTGATTTGCGAGGGCTTGTTCGACTTTCGGTGCGATGTTGCCCCATACCTCTTCGAGAGCATGGCCCTTGACCAAGTCCCAGATAGGTTTACCCGCATCGTTCTTGTCAAACGATGGCGCGGCAACGGTGGGCTTTGTTTCCGTTGCGGTTGACGTATCGGCAAAGGCCGCCTTGCGAAGACGTGCTTCACCGATAATCTTGCAGAGGGCGTCAAATTGCTTTTGCGTTGCCCATCCGTCAGCCTTCGCAATGGATGACAAAACGCCTTCACCAAACGTCCGGTCGCGTTCTGACATGTGGGCCTTGAACTCTTCGAACTCACCACGGGCGAGGTTGGTGACGTCAGGGCTGACAGTGCGTTCTTTCATGGTGCTTTCACTTTCCGTTGCGGTTGACGATGCGGCATCATTGCCTGTTATTTTTGCGAGGTCGATATTCAGGGCGTGAGCGGCGGCAAGCAACTCGGCCTTGCTCATCTCTGAGATGTTTTTCTTGATGGCTTTGCGGTAGTCCATCCAACCGCTTGACGCTACGATAGCGTTGCGAAGGGCGGTGCGCTGTTGTGCTGACATTTCCATTTTCTGCGTCCTTTCTTGACGTTGCGTTAACCTCACCCTGATCAATCAGGGGAGGCTTCTTATACTATATCGCGCCCCCACTGTCAATCATAGCTGTCAGCCCTATGACGTGCGAGGCTTTTGTTCCCAGTGGTCCTTCTAAGGCCCTGAAATATCACATAAAATAAGGCCGCCGCCCCTCGGCCTCGAAACCTGTCAAATTTTTGACGGTCTGACATGCCCTGTCCAACTGTCAGCGCACCGCTGACATATAGCCGAGGTCCGCGAACCGCTTTCCGTTGCGTAACGGAAAGCTGACAGGTGATGCCCGGCTTCTGACATGACGCAGGGGCAGGTTGATGACCATCCGTCATGTCAGCTGACCATGCGGCAGACGCAAGGTCAAATGTCAGATGACCGAGCGGCATACCTAACGGAAGGCTGACACAGGCTGACAGGGCCTGACACGGTGTCAGATGACGTTGGGTCATACCTAACGGAATACGTTGCGGCATACGTAAGGGAAAGCTGACACGGGTCCCTTGCCCTATGTCAGCTGACATTTGACATTTGTCAGCGGACCTCGGACCCCCTAAATCGGGCCGCGTTCGCGGCGATTGTCCTATAATCCCGATTTTTGCCGGTATGTGAGCAACGCAAAAAAGTCCGATGACCCCCTAACGAGCAAAACGGCTTTGGGTCCCCGGTCGGCCCGTGGTAGTATAAAAATCTGACAAGGAGGCTGACATGACATGGAACTACCGCGTATTTCTCCTGCCCAGCGCAAGCGCCTTGGAAGAGGACCTCTATGTCATCAAAGAGGTCTATTATAACGAGGACGACGAGATTGAGTTCTGGTCCGAGGGCAACATGACGCCAATGGGGAACTCTGTTGAGGATCTCGAAGAAGAGATGAACAAGTTCTACGAAGCGTTCAGCGAACCCGTCCTAATGGTTGAGGGTGACATGGTGGTCGAGGTCGGAGATATTGAATACGACGACGACTTTAATGAACCTATTATTGATGTGGATCTGGATCATTATCACTGATATGCGCCCAAGTTACGCGGCGCTTGATGTATCTGACGGCGGTATCTGTCAGGCCGTACTCTGGTGCAATCTCTACTGCTGACCTTGTGTCAGCCCGGATCTTCCTGACAATGTCAGGAGTAACTTTAGCCCTGCCGTTCTGCTCACCTCGGGCAGTTCTGTCACGGATCTGCCTGTCAGCCATATTCTCTTGATGGGTCCCAGTTTCGAGGTGATTGGGATTAACGCAGCGGGGGTTGTCGCATTTGTGGCGGACCACGATACTTGGATCTTCTAAAGGACCCACTACAAGGGACAGGCTGAACCGATGCGCCGCTGTTGGGACCCCTTTATGGGACATTTCACCATATCCCCTCTTTCTTGTTCTACCCCTCCATTCCCAACATTCATGGTCTTTACCAACAGCTACCTTGCTGAAGAACCGTGCAATGTCGTATAAGGTAGCATCTATCTCTGATTTCCAACCGCGAGGTGTTTCACGTGAAACATGAGAAGCGCGATCCTTCATCCCATCGTACTCCGTCTCAGATCCGCAAGATGGATCGGGGCTACAATGCTACCCCTGAAAACGTCAAAAAGCGGACACAACGTAATCAAGCGAGGGCAAAACTAGCTAAAGCTGGCTTGGTTAGCAAGGGTGACGGCAAAGATGTAGATCACATCAAACCTGTAAGATCTGGCGGCTCCAATGCCAGATCGAACCTTAGGGTTGTGGAAAAGTCTAAAAATCGCGGCTGGAGAAAGTAATAGTGAGTGGAAATCAAGAAGATGCTCTCAAGCGTCTTGCACAGCTCATGGAGAGAGCCGCAATCCTTGAGAAGCAACAGAAAGCAAAAGACAACTTTATGGACTTTGTTAAGATGATGTGGCCCTCTTTTATCGGGGGAAGGCATCATCAAATGGTGGCGGAGAAGCTGGAGGCGGTAGCCAAAGGCGAGTTGAAGCGGTTGATTATTAACATGCCGCCCCGCCATACAAAGTCTGAATTTGCGAGCTATCTTTTCCCTGCTTGGATGATTGGTCGCAGGCCTGACATGAAGATCATGCAGGCTACGCATACGGCGGATCTTTCGATCCGATTCGGTCGTAAGGTGAAGAACCTTATGGAGACAAAGGAATATCAAGGCCTATTTGATGTCCGCTTGAGGTCGGATTCTAAGGCGGCATATCGGTGGGAGACGGATGATGGAGGTGAATACTACGCTGCGGGTGTTGGCGGCAATATTGCAGGTCGTGGCGCTGATCTCTTCATCGTGGATGATCCGCACTCTGAGCAGGACGCAATGTCTCCTACGGCGCTTGAGAATGCGTGGGATTGGTATACTTCCGGCCCTCGTCAGCGTCTTCAGCCGGGTGGTGCGATCATTCTTGTCATGACACGCTGGGGTGAGAATGACCTGACAGCACGTCTATTAAAGCAGGCTTCTCGCGATCCAAAGGCTGACCAGTGGGAAGTGATTGAGCTTCCTGCAATCTTGGACAGCGGCGCTGCGCTCTGGCCCGAATACTGGAAACTTGAAGAGCTTGAAAAGATCAAAGCATCTATTCCGCTGACACAGTGGAATGCTCAGTACATGCAGCAGCCGACATCTGACACGGCTGCAATCATTAAAAGAGAGTGGTGGCGTCCTTGGACCAGAGACCAAGTTCCGAGGTTACAGTACGTCATGCAGAGCTACGATACCGCGTTCCTGAAAACTCGGACCGCTGACTTTACGTCGATTCAGACGTGGGGAGTATTTTATCCAGAGGAGGGTCACGCTCCGAACGTGATTTTGCTGGACGCGAAGAAGGGTCGGTGGGAGTTTCCTGACTTGAAGAGGATTGCCTATGAGGAGTCGAAGTACTGGGACCCTGAGGTGATTCTTGTTGAAGCGAAGGCGGCAGGGCTGCCATTGACTCAAGAACTTCGGTCCTCGGGCCTTCCTGTGGTAAACTTTACGCCAAGTCGCGGGAATGATAAACACGCTCGTATGAACTCTGTTGCCCCTCTATTCGAGGCAGGATTGGTGTGGTATCCTGAAACGAGCTGGGCAGAAGAGGTCATTGAAGAGATGGCAGCTTTTCCCTTTGGGGAACATGACGACCATTGCGACGCTGCGACTCAGGCTCTGATGCGGTTCAGACAGGGTGGGTTCTTAACACATCCAGAGGACTTGGTAGTCGAGAGAGCCGAACGGGAAGTAAAACGGATTTATTATTGAGGGCTGGTTTGACCCTTAATATAAAAAGGAATTGTTACTGATGGCTCAATCCCCATTCAATAATGTTGAAAAGTCCATTGATTCAGGAACGCTTGACGGTATGCGCGACGACGCGATGGGGGATGCTCAACATGATCCCTTTGCGGAGCTTGAAGGCGCGGAAGAGAACGAGCCTGACGTTCCTGAAGAAGAGGACGATGCGGAGATTGACGTAGAATTTTCCGCAAACCTTGCAGAGCATCTTGGCGAAAAGGTCTTGCAGAAGATTGTGAAGGACTTGGACGATCTGATCACGGAAGATGATCGCGGTCGTGAAGAGTGGAAGCATATGTACGAGAAGGGCATGGTCCTTCTTGGCTTGACGTATGAAGAGCGGACGGAGCCTTTTGACGGGGCGACGGGCGTCACGCATCCTATTTTGAATGAGGCTGTGACCCAGTTCCAAGCTCAGGCTTACAAGGAAATGCTTCCTGCTGGTGGCCCTGTTCGGACGGTGGTTATTGGAAAGGTGACTCCTGAGAAGGAGCATCAGGCCGAGCGCGTCAAGACGTTCATGAATTACCAGATTACACAGGTCATGGAAGAATATGACCCTGACTTTGACCAGATGCTGTACTTCTTGGGCTACGGCGGGTCGATGTTCAAGAAAGTTTACTACGATGATTATCTTGGTCGGGCGACAAGTCCATACATCCAACCGAAAGATTTGATCGTACCTTATGCTGCTCGTGATTTGCTGACAGCGGAACGTGTCACGCATGTCTTGAAGTACTCACCCAACGAATTAAAACGGCTTCAGGTCAACGGATTTTACCGTGACATTGAGCTTGGCAAGCCTTGGTCGGGTGGAAAAGACGAGATCCAGCAACGGATTAACAAGACAACAGGCATCGACGATCCTGTTGAGCCTAACGAATACACGCTTCACGAGTGCCACTGCTATCTGGACATCGAAGGCTTTGAAGATAAAGACGAAAATGGCGCAGAGACTGGCCTTCAGGTCCCTTATGTTGTGACATACGAGAAGACTTCACTCCAAGTTTTGTCGATTCGTCGTAACTGGAGGGAAGATGATGAGCGTAAAAAGAAGCGTCAGTTCTTCGTCCACTACAAATTCCTCCCCGGTATGGGCTTCTATGGATTTGGACTCGTTCATCTTCTTGGCAATCTCAGCCGCGCTTCAACCTCTGTCCTTCGTCAGTTGGTGGATGCAGGAACTCTCTCGAATTTACCCGCAGGATTCAAGGCCCGAGGTCTGAGGATCGAGGACCAGACGCCGATTCAACCCGGCGAATGGCGTGATGTTGACGCACCGGGCGGTGATTTGGCGGCGAACCTCTTACCTTTGCCTTATAAAGAGCCGTCAGCGACGCTTTTCCAGCTTTTAGGCTTCTGTATTGACGCTGCCGAGAAGTTTATTGGCAATACTGACCTTGGAATGGGTGAATCCAACCAAGAAATGCCGGTCGGAACCACGATTGCGATCTTGGAACGCGGCTCTCGGGTCATGTCAGCAGTCCACAAGCGCCTACACTTTGCACAAATGCAAGAATTGAAGCTGATGGCGGAGGTTTTTGGTGAGTATTTGCCTGATGACTACCCTTATGAGGTAGAAGGCGGCGATACATCCATCAAGGCTCAGGATTTTGATGGCCGCGTTGACGTCGTTCCTGTCAGCGACCCCAATATTTTCTCCATGACACAGCGGATTACGCTTGCTCAGCAGCAATTACAGCTCGCTCAGCAGGCTCCGCAGATGCACAATATGTATGAGGCGTATCGCCGTATGTATTCTGCACTTGGTGTCACGGATATTGACCTTGTTTTACCGCCACCTCCAGAGGCTCAGCCTGAAAGCCCAGCCTTGGAGAACGCCCGGGCGCTTGTTATTCCGTCGGGCGGCCAGCCTTTGAAGGCTTTCCCTGACCAAGATCATCTGGCCCACATCCAAGCGCATGTCATGTTCATGAAGATGCCTTTGTTGCAGATGTCACCGGCGGTTTATGGCTTGCTTTTGTCACATGTCCTCGAACATCTGTCCTTGGCTGCACAACAGCAGGTTGTTCTTCAGATGCACCAGAACGGGATCAACATCCAGCTTCAGCCGCATGAGATGGAAATCGAAGTTGCGAAGGCTGAAACCCAGCTTATGCAGCAGGTAATTCAAGAGCTTTCTCCTCCTCAGGGTCCGGACCCCTTGATCCAGATTCAACAGCAGGGCTTGCAGTTGAAGGGTCAGGAGCTTCAGCAGAAGGCTCAGGAAGCTCAGGCCAAGCTCCAGCTTGACCAGCAGAAGATGGCTATCAAGTCTCAGCACGATCAGGAGCGTATCCAGTCCAATGAGGACATCGCTCAGCTTCGAGCCAACACTGCAATGCAACGTGTGGCTGCTAACCGGATGGTGAGGTAATCATGCCAGATAGAGAATATGGTGGCGGAGACTATAACTCCGGTTACGGCGGTGGTTATTCTGCTCCAGATAATCCTCGCGCTGGTGATACCCCCGGCTTTGGAACAGGTGGTGGTGGTTCCGTTGGTGGTGGCGGTGGCTACGGCGTAGATGCTGGCGGTGGTTTGGCTCGCGGCGATGGCGGTCGCAATGACTGGATGGACCAAGGCCGAGGATCGAATGTCACGGACAATCGCCCTCAATCACCAGTTGAACAGGCAGCAGGCGTAGGCCCGGGCGGTGCAGTAAACGCTGCCGGTCCTTCTCCAACAATTCCTGTTGGGCCAAGCCAATTCCCGGAAGGATTTGGTCTGGGTCTTTCTTTGTTTACGACGCCAGCGCCTATGGCTCCGAGTACCTTAGGCGTTCCGACAATTAACCTTAATCTTCCAAATAACCCTTATGGGGGTGCTTTCATTGGGCAGAATGTACGCAATTACATGAATCCCAATGTCGGCATTGGCACTCAGTTTTACGGAAATACAGGGCAGGTTAGCTCTGGCGCTCTAGGTCAGTCCCCTCAACCGACTGGCTTCAGGCAAACTTTGGACCCTCAGGTTCGTCAAGATTATTTGAATTGGCTTGAGAAGGAAAGCGGAATAGCTCCGGGTTCTCTTACAAAGCAACACGCTATGGAGGTCGGGTCGTCTGAAAATCCAGACACCGCTAGATCATCAACGGGTGCTTTAGGTCCTTTCCAGTTTACACGTGGAACTGCAAAGGCAATGGGCCTTTACAATCCGCTAACCGGTGAAGATGCACGAACCGATTTTATTCAGTCTGCGGATGCTGCTGCACGTCTTAACGTCAAGAACGCAGAAGGCCTCTCTTCATTCTTGGGAAGACAGCCTACCGCTGCTGAACTATCGGTTGCATATCAGCAGGGTCTTGGTGGAGCTAAGGCACTTCTTGGTAATCCAAATGCCTCTGCCGCCGATGCACTTTCTAAAGCGTATAACGGTGATGTTGATGCGGCTGCCCGTGCAATTCGGGTAAATGGCGGAGATCCAAACGCTCCTGCAAAACAATTCACGGATAAGTTGACATCTGCATTCAACTCAATGCCGTCAGATCTTACAAAACTTGCGGCATATAATCGGCCTTCAAGTTTAGAAAATGGCCCCCTTGAGGCCGGTTCTCCTGCCGATATATTCAGAGGAACCCCGGCTACTTCTTCACAGGGTGGTGAAGGTTTTGCTGTGCCGGGAGGGCAGCAAACGGCGGCGCAAGCAGCGTCGTCGAGTCCACAGAATTTTGGTGATTGGCTTAGTGGTTTGTTTGATACTTCAGCTCGTGTCAAACAACTTGAATCGCAGGGTCGTACTTCAACGTACCCCGGTGAAGACGCATCTGACGTTAAGCAATGGTATGCTGATCAGTTTACCGGCGGCGACGTTAATAAAGTTCAATCTCGTATCGTTGATTTTGGTCAGGGTCCGGTTGTTGATTATTACGCCAAGGACTTGGGTACGGCACTTATGGAAGGCTTTACCTCTCCCTTTAAGGCCGTTGGTGACATGTTCTCAGGCAAGGGAATTGAATCACTTCCTCAGGGATCATCTGTCCGTGACAGGAAGTTCATGGATCTCTTCTCTCAGAACGTACCTTCGCGTGGCTATGGTCCTAATGGCGACCTGACCCTTGAAGAATACCGTCAGATCTACGGTAGATAATAATCCACATGTGCAGTATTCTGTACGCCTATAGGAGACTACGATGACATACCCAATCAAGACTTTCAAAGCACCGGCTACAAAGATCGATAACATGACACAGGTTATCGAAGGCCAAGGCGATGTTCCTTTGAAGCAAATGCAGGACTGCTCAGTTCCGCCTGCTCCAACAAAGGCTGACATGAAGGCCCGTGGCTTTGGCGCAATGCTTCGTTCGCAGATGTTCAAGGTCCGTTAATGGACCCTTTTACGATACTGGCTGGTGCTACAGCTATCTATAACGGCTTGAAATCGGCGGTAAGCGCCGGTGAAGACGTTGTGGATACGGCGCATCGTGTCGGTAACCTCATGTCAGAGGTTGCAAAGGTTGTGCAGCTTGTCTCTCTTCCGAGGAAGAAAAAGCTGTTTCAATCTACCGCTGACTTTGAGGCAGAGGCGATGAAGCTCTACAGCGCCAAGGCGAAAGCCAATCAAATGGCGTTGGATGCCAAGAATCTTTTTATTTCCCTGCACGGAAAGGGTGCGTGGGAGTACATACAAAAACAGGTTACCGAGATGCGTAAAGAAGCAGCCCGTCAGGCACGGCTTGAAGCAGAAGCTGCCGAAGAAGCCAAAAAGGACGCGATCTTTGTAGCAAGTATTGTCGGTGGCCTCATTCTGGCTATCGGTGTTATTGGTGTAATCTTGATGGCGACCCATTAAGAGGGGGTTAAAGATGGACATTCTTAAGACTTTCGGCCCTTTAATTGGGTCAGTTGCTCCAACGATTGCTACCGCTCTTGGCGGTCCTGTTGCCGGTATGGCAGTGAAGGCTATATCGGGGGCCTTGTTCGGCCACGACAATGCTACGGAAGAAGAGATTCAAACCGCGTTGGCTAACCCAACGGGTGACCAGCTTGCTGCGCTCAAGAAGATCGACGCCGATTTCAAAGTCCAAATGAAAGCCTTGGACATTGATTTGGAAAAGATTGCGGCTTCGGACCGTGACAGCGCCCGTAACATGGCGATCATGACACATGACTGGACGCCAAGGATTTTGGCGATAGTCGTTGTTGCTGCATGGGGGATAACTACTTGGTATCTATTGCAAAATGTCATAGAGCCTTCTATGCGTGAAATTATAGCTAGAGTTCTAGGAAACTTGGATTCGGCGCTGGTGTTGGTGCTGTCATATTACTTTGGGTCAGCACACAAGCATTCTGAAGCGCCTAAATAAAGGAACAGTCCTTGGACGGACTTAAAGTAGCTGACAGCACATTGAAATTCATCCGTCAAAGGACGGATGATTTACGGGTACAGATTACAGAGGGCACTGTACCCGACTTCGCAATCTACCAAAAACTTCGTTCTCGTTACGAGGCTTTTGTAGAGGTGGAGGAACATATCCGCTCTCTGCTAAAACGGAGCATGACAGAAGATGAGTGGACTGATACTGCCAACCCACGTCGTTGAGGCGATGGAAAAGCAAAAAGAAGTTGCTGAAAAGAGCAAGAAGGTCAGCAAAAAGGTTGAGGTAAAGGAAGAAGTAAAGGACGAGGCAACGGCAATCGATGTCTCGGAAATGTATGTGAAGGAAGAAGAGCGCGTTCTCGACCCATCACGTCTTCCACAAACAACCCTAGAACGTATGCCCCAGCCGACCGGTTGGCGCATCCTAATCCTTCCGTATCGTGGTTCTAAACAGACAAAGGGCGGCGTCCTTTTGGCTGATGAAACCATTGAGCGGAATACTCTTGCTACGGTCGTAGGATACGTCCTCAAGGTTGGACCTGAGGCTTATGCTGACCAAACGAAGTTCCCGACCGGCCCTTGGTGCAAAAAGGGAGATTGGGTGATGATTGGCCGGTACGCTGGCACGAGATTCCGGATTGAAGGTGGCGAGGTCCGGATTATTAACGACGATGAGGTTATCGCCACGATCTCAGACCCCGCTGACGTACTACACGTCTAAGCGCGACATGGAGCTACCCATGCTAGATGAAGAAGACAAAAAGGAAGAAATCGTAGAGGATGATGCCCCCTCGAAAGAGGTGGAATT